AGTTCCGGCAGGAATGGCCGTCCTGCCGAAAACTTTGGATTCTTTTGTAAGGTCTCTGACTTTATCTTCAAGTGTGTTGCAGAAGTATTTTCCATCGATGGCCATTTTACCGATGGTATACGTCTCTCTTTTCCAAAGCCTGTCAACCGTTATCTTCATTGTTCTTTTCCTCCTGTTGCTTGATAATATTGAAGATTTTGTCGGCTTTGTCCTGACCATAAGCAGTGGCAATGCTTTGCATCATGGCGATAGGGTCATGTGTCTCGGTCCGTCCTTTGTGCATGTTCTCCCGAATGGATATAACTTCTATAATAGTTTCCGCAATGGCACAAAGAATACACATGACCGGAAAGTCAATAAAGAAGGAAAGACAGCAATCGATTAGGAACATGAGGAAGAAGTACATCATGTAGTCTCTGTCCTTGCTTATCGTTTGCCGAAGTCCGAATGAGGTCGTTTGGAAATTGCCTAGTCTCTTGCTAGCCTTGATGCCTGTGATAAGGTCGATAAAACTCGCAATATTGGGGATAAAAGCCAACACGGCAGCGACTAAGAGCCACATTGCTATTTTGGAATAATCACCTAACAATAAATAGTTAATGAATAACGTCTTCATCATTTGCCCTCCTCGCTTTCTGTGGTACCTTCCACTTTTGTTTTAATCTCGGTAACCAGTTGATTGAAAACTGCTACGTGAGCAAACAAGGCATTGCGATCGTTAATATTCGCCGACGCATTATCACCATAATTCATATTCCCGAGATATACCCCTTGTTTGTCCTTAATCGTACAAGCGCAAGCCGTCAACTTCTTACCTACGTATCTGTACTCAATTTCATACTTGGCCGTTTCAGTTTCATAAATACCGGTAACGGTCGTTTCTACTTTTGTTTCAACAATCAAATTTGTCATAATCTTTATTTTTTAGGATTGATAATCTTGTAAAATCCCTCTTTGATGAAGCCTTTGAAAAACTTTTCTATAAATCTTTTCACGATTTCCACTTCTCCTTCAGATAGTTCAATTTCTCCCTCAAGGTAAATTCTTCGGGCTAGTTCAACCTCTCCGATATCCATTGTCTCACCGTAAATAGTATTACCCAAATCTTTTGAGATATCCAGCATTTGTTCTTTACCTTCAATGTCTTGCGTTTTTACGCTTTTAAAATTAATTTTCATTGTCTTTATTGTTTTGTTTGTTATTTAGTTACATCCTTGTGGTATAATCAATCCACCATATATTATAAGTTCTATTCCAAAGTAATATGACTCCTTGCCATCCACCAATATCCATTGTCGTAGAAGTGTTTGACCTATTTTTATACGTTATATAATGACCATTACCCGAAATAGTGACGCCTCCCGATTCACATCTTCTAATGTAATAAGCTTGGTTATCTTTTGGGCTAGATGGTAGATATAATGTTATCCAGTTAGTGTTAAACGTGAAAATGGTGCTATCCATATCGTCTAATGTCTTACTAGTACTGAGACTCCTGCTACGGGGCCTGAATCCACAAATACTCCCAGACGGTATATATATGGCATGGTTACCGCTCCTTAAATCATCATCATCTTGAATGGCACCTGTTGCATTAATATATAGACCTATATTTGAATCACTACTACCACTTGCTTCACAAGCACAAGCCAGTACTGGTATGTTAGGGCTGTCTTTTCGATTGTTTTGAAATACCGCTGTCGACATCATGCCGGTAGTAGATGATAAAACGTTTTCCCCGATTCTCACCGATGTACCATGACTAATATTCCAAAGGGATATAGCCGCGTCACTATCGGAGCCTTCATTCGTGAGCTTATTTCCATCAATACGCAAAGCTCCGATCGTACCGGTCTTGGCTGTAATCTTTCCTGTTACATCGGCATTGGTCATTGTTACATTATCTACCGTCAAATTCTTTAAGGTTGCGTTACCCGCATCTATCGTTTGGGCAATGATACCTTGGGCAACGACGTTTTTAACGTCTATCAAAGTCATCTTCAAAAAGCCGCCGCTTATTAAACCTTCGTCTTTCATCGCTTGTTCGACTTGCTTTTTGTAGGCGAGATCGCCCAGACTTTTTGTTAGGGTGCCTAAGCTGTTATTGGCATTATTCGCCGTATTCTGTGCAGTGCTGATACGTCCGTCCACGTCATTATAATCGGATAGAGATTTGAATGAAACCATCCCTGTAAGGCTGATCTTCTTACCGAAAAGGGATACACCGTCCGCATCGATAGCAAATGAAGCCTTTATTTCGTCAGTGGTGGGTGTTGCGTCCACGTCTGTCGTGTCGAACACCGTAGCATAAGCCACATACCAAGTAACCGTTCCGCTACCTGTGAGATAGAAGAAATTAGTCGAACTGAATGTACCCGAGGTTCCGCATGTCACCACACAAACATATTCTGTCCAAGTGCCCGTACCTAGCTGAGATGTCAACCATTTCATGCTTCCCCCAGACCCATAAGCGTTTGAAGCCCAATTGATGGAATATCCTATAGGAATATTAGCTATAATTCTGGTGACAAGAACTGCCCCTGCACGTGTCTGTGTTCCAAAGTAGAAACCGCCAAGTCCGGGCGAAGCTGCTCCTGTATTATCAATTTTCAAACAATAACCCGAATTATTGGGGTTTCCACTAACACCGGAAGTCCGGATAACCGTAACCGTTCCGCCTCCGCTGTTATTGTATACGTTGGTACCATTATTGCCACTCGAAAATGTCGGATCACGATACAACATCTTGCCCCTCATGTAAGAAGCGATGTTCGCCGTTTGTTGGGCCACGGTAAGGCAGATTGCATCGGGTTTTATACTTGCTTCGGCCGAATTCATCCGATACCCCAATTTGTCAACACTATCTTGTGACGCCTTTAAAGCGATGTCATCCGAATTCTGTTTAATCGTAGTCGACTGATTCGAAACGGTCTTACCAAGAGTATCAACAGTATCCTTCGTTGCATAGCTCGTCATTTGGTCGGCGACAATCGTCTGCGTATAGTTCTTGACAATCGTGTAATCGACGACGGTAAACGTGTACCGCTCAATCTTGACAAAACCGCCATAGACAATCTTTATATCGACGTATCCCGATTTGGTATTATTCGGAACGGACACGATGGACACATTAAGCCCCGAAATGCCGACAGAGCAATTGAAAGCGGAATCTATAGAGATGACAGGCGTGACGGCCGTAGAACCCTGATAGAGTTTTACGGTCGTGCTTGCCGCGGACAAACCATTTATGACTCCACTCGAATCGGCATTGAGCATAACGGAATAGGAGCTGAGAGAACAACTAAAACCATCCTTAGTCGCCCTCTTCACCGTAAATGTGTTCTGTGCCAGCTTCGTCATTTCTTATCCCTCCAATTGGCAACCGAAACTAGTTACCTGTCCCGAAAGTAAATCGGACTCTGAAATGGGCAGACTGTATTTTCCACTGGTACTGTCAAGAGTGGCCGTCTTGTATCCGGATGTCCCCCATGTGGTATCAAGTACTCCAGCTGCGGTATTGCGGTATATTTTCACCGTCATGGTAGAAGTGAATCCCGATGCGGTCATATAGGACGCGCCCTGGCGGATCATAAACTGAACGGTTGTGGAACCTCCCGAGACTACAGAGTCACCGGTGGGAAAGAACACGTCGATGTCGTAAGGGTCTGACATATCCACCAGCGAGATGGTATCGGATACCGTCTTGTTGTAGGTTGAAGAACCTGAGTCGGTGTCCTTACAGGTACAACGGAAGATGGCTGTGTTAAGTACGGCACTTGAAGGTATCGTAATCTCATTCGTGTTATAACCTGTAATCCCCAGTGTGTTGGATGATGTGATTGTGGTCCATGAACCGCCGGAAAGAATTTCCCAAGTATATGTGACATCCGTCGTATCGATGGTCGAACCACGATACATGTCGCAGTGGGCTTTCAGTGTTGAAACCTGTCCGTTCTTGAATATCTGACCTTGTGGCGCATAAGCTACCGCTCTGATGCTTGTACCGGTATTCGATACCTTGACAATATTGATTGTCGCTGTGATCGGAATTTCGACAAGTGTTGTCGGCTCCACATAGATGGCGTTGAATACAATGTTGTATTGCGAATCCGACACGAGATTCTTTTTGATTGTCAGCGCATAAGGAGCCGATGCCGATGCCGTCGCGCTAAAGGTCGACAGCGTTGCGCTTCCGTTGATGGTGATTGTAGGAGCCGCTTTTAATTTGGCTATCTGATCGGAAGATTGCCCCGATATATACAATGCCGGTGTAATCACGAGATACGGACTGGCCGTGAAATCGGGTGCATACGTAGATGGATCAGGAGTGAATATCTGCGTAGCCGGAACGTTTGCCGATAAGACGAAATTCAGCGTCTTACCATTTACTATTCTCTTTATCGAGAATGATGTCTGTGCTTGAATCATAACAATATGTTTTTAAATTAGAAGTTTGTTGTTGAGATCACTGCTTTGTCATTGTCCAGAAACTGACAGATGAAAGCCGTATCACCTGCCAAGTCCTGATAAGTAATGTCTACCGAATTTGCAGAAGATTGATGCAGTTCGTTCCATGTAGGATCGCCGGCCGTATTCTCCGACACTCTACTCCAAACAAATCGGGTCGATGGCAGTGTATCCGTTATATCCTTTTCATTGTAGAATACCCGAATGGCAAGAGTGGCCTTATAGGTGGTTTGTCCTTCCGTATAGAACTCGAACATTGGACTGGTGAACTTTTCAACCCTGTAACCTGTATGTTGTGTTAAGTCCGTCACACTACCGTCTTCGGTTTGTATCTTGAACGATTTGGCAACGAATTCGTCTCCTTTCGGAGATAATACCGTTTTCCTTTTGCCTTCCAATGAATAGGAATTGACACCTGCATATTCGATGAATGCAGGAGCATCGTCACCGGTGACGACTATCTCGATCAGATTCTGTCTGCCGGTGTCTGTTCTGTTACCCATTTGGACGATAGAATCATCCGCCATAGGTATGTCCGTTCCGTCACCGTCTGTTTTGCTCAGTTCTATATAATCGTCACCAACAGCCGTCACGAGCCGCCAATAATACTTATTTGCCACATTCGTATAAACACCTGCCTTGATATTGAAAGTCTGACATCGTACCTGATCGCCAACGGCAAAGCCGTTTGTTGTGGCCGTCGTTCCATCGTCAGTCATGAAATAGCAACGATAAGTGTCTGAAGCCTCTTCTACACGAACAATCTTTGAACCCGCACTCGAGAAGATAATATTACCACCCAAATAACTCAAACGACGTATTTCGAGTTCGCTAAATATCGCCTTTACCCTTACCAGCAGCTCATCGACTTCCATATAAGACTTACCGTCCGCTTTTTTGTAGATTCCGAAACCGTTACCCAATTGTCCGGATTCGAAATTGTCAGACTTCAGAGCCGTCGTTAGAATTCCGCCCAGCAGCTTCACAAGGAATTCGGTTGAATCCTCTTTGTCCCTGCGGAGGAACATGTCCGTTGCTTTCAATGCGGACAAAATGGAAGAATCTGTTATATCGCTATCACTTATTTTATCTGTAGAAAGAATGATATCGGATAATGATTTGCCGGCTATCTTCAGCCCTTTGAGAAAGTTGATAATGCCTGATGCCGTATCATCGGAAACACGGCTTAAAAAGTTTCGGCTTATATCGTCTATATCGATTCTGTCATCAATAATAGCCAATAATAATGAGCCGAGCCGAAAAGCGGTATTAGCCCCTGCTTTTCGTTCGTCTCTAATTTCAGTCGCTTTTTTGCGTAAATCGTCTTTAATATCGGCCATAAATTATAAATTTTATCAAAGGAACAAAGGAACAATATCGTATAAAAAGACAGCTAATGACGCCGTCTGTGATGGCCCCACAAGTAGGAACGCATTGAAGTGCTCTTTCCCGTATCCGCTGAAGAAATCGCATCGATAACGATTCCTGTAAATTCTTCAGCATACATGTAGGCTATTTGTTCTTTGAGTACCATGACCGAAGCGAAATAGGAACGTGAAAACCATTCACGTGGCTTTCGATGATCACCATATCTTGTTTCTTTTCCGGACGCCTGCTGGTGTTTACCTACTCGAGCACGTTTACTGTTTAGGGGATCGAGGAACTCGAGATTTCCCCCGTTGCCTTTTTTATAACCTCGCCCGGTACCGCAATCCTGGTAAATGCCGTACTCCAGAAATTTGTGCATGATGGTTTGGACGCTACCGCCGCTACCGATGACCGCACCGTTAATGCCTGAAAATAAGTGCGTCGTATCAAGTACGTGCAAGCGAGTGATCTTTTCATGCCAAATGGTAATCATCATCTCTTGCCACGCCTTGATGTACTTTTCCCTATCTTCGGCTGAAGCTTTTATCCGGTCATTCCCATTCATCCGCATTGTATTGCAAATCTATCGGTTCGGAAACATCAATCATAAAGTAAAGCCCCGTACAGCCATTCAGAAAATATTCGCTAATCTCCCGAGACATGACGTTATCAGTATTGAGATAAGTGAGTTCATTGCTCGCGTTGTCGGCATCGACAAGTAACCGGGAGTGAATTTGTCTGAAGAGTTGTCGGCAAGTATCCAGCGATTTTTGGCGGTCGGTCATATCGCCGAACTTATACCTTTTCAGTAAGAAAACGGTAAAAGTGCGATGCTTGAAGAATCCCCCCGAACTGCGCTCGGTAACACCGTCGTTCGTGTCATCAACAGCAAAAAAGGCGCTTTGCGTGGTGAAGTTACCAAGAAGTTCATCCAGCGAATTGATACCTCCACAAGTACAGGCAAAGAAGTTATTTCTTTTTGCCAGCTTATTCTTAGCACACAGGTTATGAAAATAACCGATGGCATCAAACAGATTAATTGCGTCCATATTTTTTCTTCAGTTCTTTTGCTTCGCGGGCTTTTTCATTCAGTTCCGTGAGTGCCCGCCAGCAATCCATCGTAAGAACCGTATTTTCTTTGGTGATATCGCCACCGGTGAGTGCCCGAATTTCGTTATTCATAATCTCGATCATATTCGGTACTTCTTCGCTTTGTTCGCCGTCCTCGTCGATGCGTTCAAAGAAATGCGAGAACTCTTTGGCAAATCGGGTTTTCAGCGAGTAATACCATTGAAAGATGGAAACAAGCTCTTCCTTTTTAAATTTGTATGAAGACGGGTGTCCGCCAGACTTGTCGATATACATAAAAAGAGCCATCCTAGCCAAGAGTTCGTCATCATTCCGGAACAAATACCCTTGAAAAAGGTTTTCTATTTGCAGGTATTCGGAAAAGGAAACGCCATGAAACAACGGATCGACAGCCGTTAATTTGCCGATGTGGAACAAACAAACAGGTACATGTGCCGGTACATCAACAAAATCTACGACTTTGAGAAACGACATAATTTGCCACGTCGGAAGCGTGAATGTAATGCGGTCACCGCTGGCCAGTTTCGTTTTGCAGTACCAACCTTTTTCAGTCTCGTATTGCACCTCGAGTCCGAGCAAGCGAACAAGAATATAAACTTTCGCACTCTGTCCTTCATAATTGGCAAGCGCATAGCAGACATAGCGAAGCTGCTGCTGTGAGAGTTTCTCCCAGCAGTCGGGTATGTGAAACTCTAATTTTTTAGCCGAAAAAGTAGGTGGTATCGTCTTTATCATTTTGGTAATGTTGAAAGTGTTTTACTTTATATGCCGAGCTATCTTTATAAAGGGGGAATTTTGACGGATTATCTTCAAGTACATTCACGACATCGTCTATTTCCCGACGGAAAGCGGGGAGCTTGTCGTTTATTAAGAAACCTACGGCACGGCGGAGCGCATGCAGGATGATGATTTCGTCATCAGTTAAGGTATTCTTCCTGGTTTTTTCAAGAAGCGACTTAAACAATTCTTTTGAAATATGCGACTGTATAATCTCTTCCGCTTCGGCGATGGCTGGGCCCAATTGATGAAGGTCGGAACGTAAGGCGTCAGTTTTGCCTGCATAGTCTCTCAACTGATGGGCGGTATAGAAAAGCGATCCGATTCGGAACTGAGCGACGATCGAATCGCCCCAATCTTTCAACGAAGGAAGCATCTCAAGTACTCTGTCAACCGATTCGTCACGGCAATTGCCTATGAGGCGGCGCAACGAATCGACGCGATCACGGGAAGCCGGAGCCAAATTCTGATTGCTTACAACACCGAAACCGGTGGGAGTGAGCACCAGGTCGAGTAGGGGAATTCCATTGTAAAACGCCTTGAAGCAAATATACCGTTTCACCCTTTTTAAAAGCTCTTCGTCCAAATTCTCGGTTTTTGTTTCTACCGGGAAAAAGAAAATAACGGCATCCAGTGCAGCCGTTTCGATTTGATCACAAAGCGAATCGAATACGTCAGCCGTAGCGGACGTTGCCGTCAGAATCGTTTTTTCAAAAAAGTCTTTATCAATTGTTATTTTCATCGTCGTTGTTATTATCGTTATTACTCGATTTAACGCTCACTTGCTTTGCATCCGTGTTTTCGTCAAGTGTTGTAAGCTTGATGATCGGAACATCCGGATAGACCTTTTCTTCCCAGCCGTTATAATAGATGACGACATTGTGCGGCGCATACATGAGTTCGTGAAAAGCGATCTCGAGTGATTGTTTCAATGTGAATAGTTCGCGCTTATCGCTACCGCTATTGTTTGATTGTGATTTGCCCGGAGTGGCACCGACGAGATTCGGATGAATGTTGTCGCCGTAGCAAGTAATGTTCGAGGCCTCTTGAATATCTTCGGACCAATCGCCACCCTCTTTGGTCGTATCAATCAAATTCACACGAACCATGCGAACCTCTTTGCCGTTGGGATCGATATAATACCCGGTTATCCATACCTTGCCGCTATTCTCGATACCTGCCACAAAGTCCTTGATATTCTTCTTTTCCTTGTTGATACGTTCGAGTTGTAGGACCGAATCGGTAATGTGTTCCTGTTCGCAAAGATTCATCCAATAATCTTTGTGTACTTCGACCTGGTATTTCACCGAAGCGTGATTCTTCAGCTTCGATTTCTTACCTATTCCGATCATGCGTTTGATATCGAACCAATCTCCTCGAAAGATTGCCGTGTAATAGGGGACAGGGTAGTACTGACAGCCCGGTGTCGGGAAACGGACGAGAACGGCGAATTTCCGTTCCGAAGTTCTGACTTTTTGCTTTCCATCCATACCTGGTGCCCGCCCCATCAGAATCTCGAGATCACCGAGCGGATCATGTTCGTCAAGCAATCGAATTGATTCGATATCCTCTTCGCGAACGGAAGATTTGCGCCAATTGGCATAAAATACATGTTCGATCTTACCCCTCTCGTTTGCTTTCTCAAATCTACAATAACAAGCTTCTTTGTGTCGGAGCGTTACAATTCGGGAACCGTCACGTGACAAGATAATGACCGAGACGCAAAAGAAAAAGTATTTCATGTCGGTTGCCTGTTCAAGCATGAAAGCGGAGAGATTATTTTGCAGTGTCCATCGGCGTATATCTTTGTCTTTGCTCTGTTGTCCCGATTTCATATCCATGTATTTGGGACCGGTCCCGAAGCAAGTCAAAACATTGAACAGTTTGTTTTGCGACATCACCTCATCAACGCCTATAAGACGGATAATTTCGAACGGCAATTGATTGTCCGATCCAAAAGGAATATACCGCCAATGGTGGTTGCCCGGAATCGATACCGATTGAATTTCTTCGGCATCTTCATCGAAAATTTCGGCACTCGATTCAACGGCGATCATTTCGGCCGTGACGTTGTCGGTACCGATTGAAAATATTTCACTTGGCATCAGCCCTTCAGCTCCCTTATTAAACTCTTTTTTGCTCATAAGAATATTTCTAAACCGTTAATTTCAAAAAGTGTTATATCCCGAAACTCCCGCAGCAGGGTAGACTTGGGAATCGCTATCTTGTGGGTACCGCCCCGCCAATGGGAGCCGACACAGCGCACTCCCTTGTATTTGATGATGTCGCCCGTCGACAATTTCCAGACCTTAAGGTCGCACGGCTGTCCCGTCTCGAGCATTCGCAGGGCATCATTTCTATGTATCACCAATTTCTTATCCATCATTCAAACGTATTATCGTAGGTGAAATCGAATACACGTCCCGCACGCGGAATCTCCAATATATTGTGATTGCGTTGTGCATATCGGTATTCGAACGTAAAGGACGGTAAGTCGTCGAGATCGTTGTTTCGTTTCGATGTTGACTGTGTGATGGTGATTTCTTTGCCGGGCAGACCGCCGACTACTAAATAAATCTCTTTGGAACGAAATAAATCTTCAGCCCAGCTCGCCATTCCCGGAGATAACGGACCGGTATTAGCCTTGAATACACGATTCTCGACAATATCGTAGTTGCGTAACAGCCCTTTTTCGTAAGCTGTCGAGCGGGTAAATTCGGGCTCAAGATTGACTGTCCCGACACAATAAAGAAACTCCTGGCATCCGAAAGAATTCGTAAATAGTAATATAGGGGCAGCATCTTTCGTTTCAGTTAAGATGTAGGTTTGCTCCCTCTTCCCGACAACAACCGTATAACGCAAAAGTTTCCCGATCGTTTCATCCTTGAATTGGTCGGGTGAGACGTCAAGCGTTATGATGTTATTCAGTGTCGATAACGAACCGAGTGGAAACCGTTTCGATTTGACGACCGAACCATCCCAGTAGGAACAGTCGGCAAAGGCATCGGTAGCTTTTACTAAAATGAGATGAAGTGCTTCTTGGTAGCCTGGCGAGGTCAACCTGTCACCAAGCAGTGTCGAAAGGAAATACATTTCGTTGAAATCGGCTGCCGGATAGAAACATTCGGCAGCGGCATATTGCACTTTGAAGCTCCGCTTTATAATCTTATCGCCATCGTCTATAGTGTATGAGAACGATTCAATGAGAGTACTGCGAAGATATGGTTCAATGAGCCGGTCTATCTCGAGAATTTCAATGCTCCCATCACCTGCGGGAGTGTATTTCTCCGAAAGAATAGAAGTCGTTCCGCAAAGCAACGAAAACTTAGCATAAGGTTGATTAGTCGTAAATGCAATCTCATGCAAACCGGAAGAAAAATTGTAATCGGCAACGTCTTTAGTAACTACTATCATTTCCTTTTTTGTTCAAAGGAAAGAAAAGGATCGTGTTTATAAAAAGACGATTATATTGTTGTTCACCGATTCTTAGGAATTTTAAATAAAAAAGGCTACCGCTCTTTTGTATATCGAACTCCGAAGAGAAGATGTGCAAAAGAACAGTAGCCTCACGTTGTGTTTTTATTTTGTCAAACGATAACTACACAACGCTTAAAAATTCCTCACCTATTTTATGCAACCCTGTAACAATACGTTCACGCTGTTTTTCTCTAGGCTTTTTAAGCCCTGTTGCGTAATGGCTTAACAATTGTTCATTGATGCCGCTAACGCGGGAAATGGCAGCAAGTGAAGTGTATTCTTCACTACGGTGAAGCAGAGCAGCTGTCGTAAGGATATACTCAAAAACGTATTCGCCATTAGTGAGCCAAGAAGGAACTTCTTCTTTATCCTTCATCATGCCTTCAATATGGAAAGATAGAGTCGATGCAATCGCATTCTTTATCCCCTCAAAAGTTTTGTCTGTAACCACGACAGCACCTGGGACTTTATCTTCGAATGTAGCTCCGAAATTCTTATCGATCCAATCAATGTATACTTTTATTGTTTCCATCATTTATTTTTTTTTTGAGAAATGGTTATTTCCATCCTGCTTGTTTCCAAATACTGTTTAATAAGAATTGATTTAATTCTTCACTTAGTTTACCCCTAACGGTAACTTTCCCTTTTTTAAACGGGTGTGTGAATTGTCGATGGTCGCCTTTGGTATAGTGATTAATCCATCCATCGGCTTCTAGCATCTTAATTACTTCCTTTACTTTATAAACTTTCATTCTATTGTTATCGTTTGACGTGACAAAGGTATTATTTTTAATACTTATATGCAAACTTTCCAGAAGAAGAGGTATTTGTTTTAATACTTTTTAATCGATCGGTAAAACAATCCGCTTCAAGCCATCGCGCGAAGCGGAAATTTTTTTTGAAAAAAAGGGACTACAAAGTCCCTTCATCTGCAAAGCTGTAAAATGCTCCATCCGTTATGATAAGATGGTCGAATAATCGTATGTTCATCAGTTTGGCAGCTTCCCGCACTTCATGGGTGAGATTTTTATCTTGGCTGCTGGGGCGTGTATTGCCGCTCGGGTGATTATGGCAGATACAAAGTTGTGTTGCATTACATTCGATAGCATATCGAAGTATCAGTCTAACATCTGCATATGTGCCATCGATACCACCCGCTCCAATTCTCATACGCTTTATTACGGTTCCTGCTTGGGTGAGATAGAGTGCCCAAAATTCTTCATACTCCAATTCTGCAATCAGGTTGAACATTAAATGGTATACGTCATTCGGGCAACTGATTCGTTGGCGTGGTATCACGTTTTCTTTGCTGCGTTTATACAGTTCAATGGCCGCCATTGCCACGCTACGTCTGCCTGGTGTCATGCTCTCCAATATGCCGTTAATATTTATTCTCTCATCTGTGGAAGTCTTTGTCATTTGTTTGCTTTGCGTCATCGTGTAGATAAGTTCTTGTTCCGATACGGTTCTCATTTCGTTATGTTCAAATATTGTTTTCATTTTTATTTTTGTTGATTAGTTATTATATGTTTCTATTGTTCTTCCCAAGAAAATACCTCCAAGAACGTTTGCACCCATGTGCTCAAGTTCGCAAGCGAATCGGGCGTAACTATATCCCAATGTGATTATATCGTCGAATAGCAGGACTTTCTTTTTCTTAAAAAAATGATGGTCGAAGTTGACAACGTTGACTGTGTCAATATTTTTGCGATGTTCATTTTCATGGATGGCTAGCCTATCATTTTCAATTTTGATTGCGTCATATGCGTTAATGGTCCCAGATACTCGGCAGACAACCTCGGAGAAATCCTTATATCTGATTTCGTTTTTTATGGATGTACTTGCGGGGATGCAAGCGAAAACAATATTTTTTGCTTCAGTTCCAAATTGTTTAAGAATGGCATTGCCGATAAAAGCTCCTGCTTGCAGTGGACATTTTCCATTCTTGAAGTCCCATATCGTTTTTCTTATTTTCCATTGGTTGTCATCTGCTTTCTGTTTAGTGGGTATATAGTCGAAAAACCATTTCATATACTTAGACCATTGTTTCACATATTCATTTTCTGATGCTTGCTTTTCCATGCTTTTGATTTTTTGTTTTTATTCTTGAACTTGGAGTCCGGGGGTGTAAGCCTTTTCTATTTCTCCCGAACCGGAGTTTTTTTTATTCCGTCGCTTATCGTTCGTGGTATGTTTCGCCTTTTACACAGCTTAAAAAGGTTGTTTAAATGGCTTAAAGCAAGTTTTTTGAACTAAATACAACCCTCTGATGCAATGTGAGGCGTGGAGATTTCGGGCAAAACGAAGCAAGAACTTGCAGAGACAGAGAAACGATATACCTTTGCTGTAGGAAAAGCGAATACATACTTCAGCGAAAGAAGATGATAAACAGAGTGGGACGACGGTTCGGAAATAGAGGAATAGTCAGAAATGAATCAGATTAACTATCGAGTGTTAATCTACCGCTATAGGTTCCAAAAAAGCCGCGAAGCGGGTTTTTTGGACGCACCCAAACGGTTATAAAAGAGTCTCTTAATGCTTAAAACACCCCCGAAATACACAGAAAAATTTCAAAATTCCGACGCTCAAGAAGTTAAATAGCTAATAAACAGCATACTAACAAGACAAAAAAGCGCAAATAGTGCGCTTGTCAGGGAGCAGAGCCCCCACCGCCCTATGCAAGAAATCTCATTACCGCCTCAAATCGATGCGGAATATGTTAAATACGTTAACTTTTGGTATGGTAAAGCCCAAACGTGCGACCAAAAAAAATACCGCACCCCCGATCATCGGAAGTGCGGTAATGAGAAAAAGAGAGATGCAATAACCTACATGGAAGAGGTAACGAACAGATTGAAATGATACTGTGGGAATTTCTCACACCCGATGCAAAGCGTATCGAAAGCATCCGAGCCGTCCGTTCTGCTCTCGAGCTTATCGTCTTCAGTCTCTGCCAACTTCTCGCCTCGCTTATCCTTGCCACCATTGTATACGCCTGCGGTTTGAATCGAGATAAGCAAATCTTCGTTGTTCTGTTCATTGAAGTAGGGAACTAATATACATTGCCCGGCGAACATTCGATTGATAAGCAGATACTTCTCCATGTGTGCCATAGGCTTACCAATGTACACCATCTTCACATCCCATCCCTGTTTCTTGAACTCATGTTCGATAACCCAGGCAAAGTCTTGCGTATTGACGGCATAGTTGCTGCCGAGTGCCGTACTATCGTAATAAACCACAACCTTACGGCGTTTCTGATGACGATAGTATTTGCAGAAGTCCGCTATCAGTTCAGGAAGCTTGCGTTCGTACTTCACAAAGAAAGATTTCAAGATGCGCAGTTTGCCGTCTTGTGGCTGGCCTGCAACGAGCCAATTGATATTGGCGTTGAAGTCGAAAGCCACACAGATAGGAGAGGAGCTATCCACATCGGCATCGGCAAGGCTACAATCATCCTGAAGCTTATCGAACTTATACTCGAGACTGTCGAGATAAGAGAAGTTTGTCGCCTGGTACTTGTGATGCGGGCGCATGGACGAATAGAATCCGTCACGTGTGATGCCTATGCGTTTGCAAAGAATAGCTGTTTGAAAGGTGAGCGGCGGAAGGTCCCGCTTCATGTCACTGATATATTTCTCGCCAAGTACCTGCATGTTCCAGATACTCGAATACTCCTTGTAAAACACGGCAACGGAGCGCAACCGGCAGAGGTCACGACTCAGCGTTCGAAGATAAGAGCGCATATAATCAGGTACCGGCTTGCCGGCAGTCCGTAATTCGTTGATACGTTTCTTGGATTTCCATACCTCAAAGACGATACCTTGAATCGTGGAGATAAGTTCAGGATCGCATTTCTTCTCATACTCGAGGAACCAACTGCCTTTCTTCGTTACCGGCATATCGGATGTGATCAACATACCATGGTGAAAGTAATGTTGGCCGAAGTGCTGCTTATTACCTCGATTGGCAGGCAGCGTTTCGTCTTTCAACTGTTCGAAGTCAATGAACTTGGCTTCGTCAATATCGAGGGCGTCATAACTGTGAGAGTTGGATGTACCGCTTCTGTCCTGGCTGATGATATAACCGATGGACCCGTTATAGAAAGAAATGATATTATCGTAGTTCTCGGGTTCGAACAACGGCTCGCCCCAGCCGAAAGACTTGGGCGGGCGATGACCGACACACCAATGCAGATCGCGCCGAAAGCCCCAGTTCTCCCAATGAATGAGCATGGACGGCAACGTGTTGGTCAGGACACGTTTGCCGTTGGCACCGACAATACCGGTGATACTACCGGGCATGCGCTGCATGTTCCGTAAATTCCACATCGCATGGATGGGACCTTTGCCGATACCACGTCCACCGACAACGACGGTGTCTTTGGCACCGGTGAACATTACTTCTTGTTGCGGATCATTCAGGTACTGTTTCATTCGGATGCTCCCCTTGTTTGAATAGTTTTTCTTCGTCGAATTCAATCTCCTCGAATTCCACGTCTTCAATATCGTCACTCCAATATTGTTCAATCTTCGATTTAATCTTATCCCGGAGATTGGGAATAGGTTTGATGCCGATGACTGTGGGATCATCGGTCGGCTCGAAAGGCTGGACGACGATCTTATCATATCCTTTGTCTTCGGCTTCCTCCTTATCAAGCTTGTTATACTTGCCGTAATAGTTCGATGCGGCAGCCATAGCCCGGGCATCCTTGATGCGTCTGGCAACATCGAAAGTCTCTTCAATCATTTGTGAAAACTTCAATCGGTGATATTCTTTCGTCGATTGATTGAGGTCACCGAGCAGCTGCTTGATAATGCGGACATCTTCGTAGCAAGTCGATTTCGATATTCCATACCTGCGGCCGAGTTCGTCCACAATCTCCATATCCTTTTTGCGAGGAAATTGAAGCCAATAGTTATACATGTCCCGAAGGCGAATCAAGCGTTCTTGAATCACCATCGGCACACCTTCGGCTTTCATCTTATCGCTGTCGGCGAAGAGATAATTTTTGCATACATCTATCGTTGCTGGTACCGGCATGGCTATATGTCTTCGTCTGAATCCATCTCAAGCACATATTCCTTACTCAGCTGAACGGCCAGGGGAGAACCGACACCGGCAAGCTCAATCTCCTGTCTCCGGAGTTTGAGCTTCGTTTCAGCTTTTGCGCGATAGTACGCTTTCGATACTGTTGTCGATTTGTCTCTGATAGCAATGCGAAGAGCTTCGACATCTGTGTCGAGAAGTACCGCCATCTCAGAGATGGGAGTCAGCGAAGCAGATAGGCCGCCGACTTGTTTGATCATGTCATCGGAGAAGGTCATTAATCGAAATAGCTTTATTGTGAGTAATACTGATGAACTGATTATAAAGACCGACGTATAAGGCGTGGTCAGTGGATATCATGCCGCTTTCGTAGCGGTTACCCCTGGTTTGATTCTGCGAAGTACAAATGGAGATAGACCAATGCGCATTTTCAATAAGAATAACCTTTGAATGATTCTCGGAAAGATACACCCGGTCAAACACATTGCTGATGAACTGATAAAGATTCAACGTCTTACGTGAAGCTTTAAGGTCGGTAAGCAGCGTGGCCGACTTTATCAGTCCGGCAGTCCTTAACCTGAAGATTCTGCGAAGGAACTCTTCTGAAGTCGAAAAAGTCGATATGTAAATATCCGCCTGTCCGACTTCACGAAGAATTTTTTCGATAATATCATAAAGTTGTACCCGCTCGTCGAGATAGGCCTGTAAAGGCGCATCCGATAGCGGGCGCAGTACTTCATCAATTAGCTTGTTCATTTTCCGCAGTAATTTCCGGAGCGGCTTCTTCCTGACCTGAAGTCGGAACGGCAGCTTCGGAATCAGCAGGAGAGGAAACCGTAGAAACGATAACAACGCCCAGAGCGGCGAGTTCGTCGGTCTGGCTTTGTTCTACCTTGTTATTCGAATGAACGAGATAGTCGTATTTCTCTTGAACCTTAGCGAGCAGTTTGGCATAAGCTTCGGGATCGGAGTCTTTCAGTTCCGCCAATTTCGATTTATTCTTCGAAAGATACGTGCGTGCGGCATTGACCTTTTTGACGATATCGGCCGGGTCTGTATCACCCGTAGGAATCTCGTCGAAGTTTTGTTCGTCTGTCTTGAAGCTGTCGTATGCCGCAAAATTAGAACGGTATGACTTATCAAGTTCCGAAAGAATATTAAGTCTCTCGAATCGGTCGCAAGCCGGTGCCGCATTCATCTTCTTCAGCTCTTCAAAAGTCTCTTTGATTTTGAAATAAATATCGCCGTTTTTGTCCCACAACGCTTTGACTTCGTCGGGTAGTTCATCGTGATCGGCTCGACGTCCGTTGGCGATCGTACCTGTTTGCGGTTTGTCATTGTCTGAGGAGATGACCATTTCTTCGGCAGTACTTTCATGTTCCGAAATAATATCGGCAGCCGAAGGAATAATCGTGGCATCCATTTTTATCACATCCTCCAGCGTCTTTTGTTCCATGCGCATAGCATAGAACTTATTCAATTCATAAACGACTTTGTCGGCGAATTTCTGTGGCTTCATCACAATGTTCTGATACAAAATCTTGTTGCGATTGAGTCGAAGAACCATTTCGGCACCTTGAAGAATATTTCTATCTTCGGGCTTAGCATCAAGATAAGCCTTTATATGTTCAGTAAATTGATTATCCATAACATTTTATTTTAAGTGAAGAGGGACAGCCCATGCTTTGTGCCGTCCCCCAACCATTTTACCAATAAATTAATATACCTATGAAAACTATGATCCTGTTTTTTCTACCCATGCCGAACCGTCAACGCCGGAGATGTCGCCGTCTTCAGTTTCTATTTTGCCCGGATAGAAAGGTGCGGGACATACGTCTGTCGCTTCGACGGCGAGGTCCGTACCCGATTCGCCCGTGGTACCTTCACCCGATTTCTGTGTCGGTTTGGTATCGGTGTCGAAAGCTTCGGAACCTACGACACGGAACTTGCCGTTACGTTGCTGAACGAGGTAAATCAATTCGTCGCTGTTAGCCTGGCGGCAGAATCCCGTAGCGGCTTCGTCTTTGCCGGCATGCTTCAATGTCAGCTTGTTCAGGAATGTACGTGAAGGCTTATCACCTTGCGAATCGGATTCGATATTCGATTTGGTGTCAAGCACATCGATATGCAGCCATTTCTTGTCAGCGGCCAGCACGAAGTTACCGACGTAAGAAGCAATTTCTTCCATCGTCTTGGCACCTGCTATGACAGGAAGTTTAGGCCATGTCACAATATCCCCTTTGGGAATAAAGTATACTCTGCGGCGAACGCCTGGCAGAGTGGTTTGTCCTGAACACCAGTCGGCACTGTTATAAATACCGATTGATGCGCAGGCACTTTTTTTAGTTGGTGTATCAGCCATAAGTTATGATTTTAGATGGCGGTTTTCCCGTCAATTGTGGCAAATAAAATTCTCTCTTTGGAGATAGACTCGTATTCGCATCCGAAGAACATCGTTGCGATAAACTGAAGGACGAAGGCTTTGAATCGAGCGACTTCGATGTTTTCCTCTTCACCGGTTTGGTTGACACCGACAAGGAGATTCTTTTTAGTGGTCAGCTGGATAAATGGAGAATTTCTCTTGTTCGACATCGGGATGATGGAAACATTATCGAAGCCTTCCACATAATATTTCTCATACTCCTTATTGTAAGGAACGGAAGCGGATGTGGATTTGTAATCCTCACAATAATCGTAGAATACGTGGCGCGGAACGATAAGTTCCAGACTCTCTTCATCTGCGAGCATATCATCGGCAGCCTGGCAAATAGCCTTTAAGGTGTCGACCGCATTTGTCTTATCAATCTTTGCGATGGTGATAAGATTACCGAGAGCTGCTGAAAGTTTGGTATCGGCCAGTTCTCTAGCCGCAATCGTATCGAAGCCGTCGAACAGGTCGACAGATTTCTCTCCATTGTTGTTACGGACAGCCGTAAACAATACATTGTTAAGGTTCTTACCCAATTGAGCCGATAGATAAGCAACAACCATACGGGTAATCTCCGTGTTTTTAAGACCTTCGCCTTTGGTGATGTCGCTGCCCCACATGGATTGATAAATCTTGTTGGGGGAGAAGTTACGTACTACCGAACCGAAGAACGTATATAGCGTTCTCGGATTGACAACGACTTCGCTGTTATCCTCTCTCGTTTCCGAATACGGTCCGAATTGCATATCGCCCGATAATTCGCCGACCGTTTCACTGTAGCGGATACCCGGTCTGAGACTCATATATTGCAAGCTTCTTGATAATGCCATAACCGGCATCATTAAAAAGTCTTTGCGGTACTTTCTCGCGGTTTTCGCGAGATCATCGCTGCTAATGTTTACAGAGAAATTTGGCATCTTAAATAAAATTTTTGACTTGGTTATACATTGAATTGGCGTCGACCTTTTCGGCTTTTCTGTCTTCATCGCCATCCTTATCGTCAGCGCCCTCGTTACCTTCTACGGTATGCGTATCGGCGCCCGGTCCTTTCTTCAGGTTATCGATTTCCGTCTGCTTGGCCGTGATGTCATCATCTTTCGTCTTGGCGTCCGCTTCGAGTGCATCGATGCGATCATTAAGGGCTTTAATCTGCGCTTCGGTAAGCATTACCTTACCTTCTTTATCAACCTCCACGCCCTCTACATTCAGAATGGTGTTGACTTTAACGTAATTTTTATTCATTGTTTTGGAACAGTTGTTTTGGTCGGTAGCCTGTTCCTCTTTTTTGTGAACAAGACTGTCGATCTTATTAATGATCTTATTAAAAAGCTTTTCTGTTTGGCCATTTCCGCCATTATCCTTTTGTGGAATGGCAGGATATCCCATGGAGCAACAAAGCCTATTCAGGCGTACGGCGTCTACCTTGATTTCATCTTCATTTTCGACGATCTCGTCTATGAAACCTAAAGTTTTGGCTTCTTCCGCCGTCATCCAGTTGGCCGATTTTAAAATTTCGAGGATATCGTTGATATTTTTCTTGCATTTGTCGGCATACATGTTCGCGATGATAAGGTCTACCTTGTCGTTGTCCAGCTTGTTTTTCTTGAGCTTATCGATAAGCTCCTGTATCTGGTCGGCATTGTAAGTCCCCCATTCGTTGATCCAATTCGAGCACTTGTGTACAAGATACATCGAGTATTTCGAAGCCTTAACGGTTTTTGCGCCCATCGATATGATGGTAGCAGCTGAAGCGACGAAGCCGTTAAGATAAACGGTCACGTTGCCATGGTCAATAAACTGTTGACGAATATCGAGCGCATGGTCGACCGCTCCGCCTAGAGAAGAAATAAGAACATTGACAGGTTTGCCTTTGCAATCTGCCAACTGGTCACGGACATACTGTTTCGAGTAGCCCCAACCTCCGATCATGTCGTCAATAATAAGATTGTAATTCATCTGTGATTGATTTTTATGCAATAATACTTGCTAAAAATCAGTCACAAAAAGACCTAAATCAAAGCCAATTCCGCCGAATTCGAATTCGTATAGGTGATATTCAGTGTTTTTTTGATGGCGTTACCGATCGAAGAAGGTTTGTTATCCGATATCGTTACTATGGGATACGGCCGTTCGTCGGAGCCTACCAAAGATACCGTACCGTCGGCAGAGGTCAACCGAAATACGAGTTTTCTATTTCCTATATTTATATCCGAGCAAATGGTAGCGGTTATTTTAGCCGTCCCGATACGTATTTTATTCTCTATTTTTTCGCTTGTCTCCACTTGAATCAATCCGACCGTGTCTATTTTCTCAAAATCTTTAGCCGTTTCGATATGAGCCGTATTATAGTCGATCTTATCGAACGATTTGATATTATACGAATCGACCATCTCCAACTTGGTGATAAATTTAACTGAATTGTGCATAGCTGTTCGGGTTTGTTCGAGTCTGTTTAAAATCGGCTTCCTTATCCTCTCTTTTTCTTGTTAAAGAATTTAAAAAGATGCCTTTCTGCGTATAAGCCTTGCGAATTCGATAGAATTTTTGGCGTACTGTCTCCGAATAGTCGTCATCGATGCCGTGCATTTCGCACCAGGCTGCAATCGTCTTGTTAAGGCCAACCGTTCCATCAAGTAAGTCACCGAGTTCCGCCCAGAGATTCCGACGAAACAAATCTTCGATCGCTTCGGTCAGTGCCTCTTGTGCACGAGGTCCGAAGTAATTGAATAACCGTGGGTCTTTGGCTTTGGAGTCCGGAATGAAGATAGGTATCAGTTCTTCGGAAGCCATTATAGGGGCTTTATCCTTCGGAAGTTTCTGAAGAAAGCGTCTGATGACAGCATTCTCATTGCTTTGTGCAGGGAAGCGTACCGGAGAGCCTAACGCATTGGTCAACCATTGGGCCAAATACTTCTCTAGTCTTACGTAAATAACGAAATTGTTCATATATGCTTGATTTTAATACAAATATAAGCATTTATGAGCGAATTTAGAGTAAAAACGACTATAAATATTTGTTTCGTATGACCTATATTTTGTCTTCCACGTCTTCCACACTTTCCACAAACTGCTTACATATCTATATATCAATTGTTTAGTCTAAAATGGAAAAGAGCTTTTTTGTGGAAAAAGGGGCTAAAAAGTGGTATTTTGTGGAAGCTTTTTCATTTTTCCTATTTTTGTGGAAGATTGTGGAAGTTTGTAGAAAGTTATTTTTATAGTTAAAGTATTGATTATTAGAATTGTGTAAAGTGTGGAAAGTGTGGAAGCAAAAATCACCCGAAAATATAGAGCACACTTGTCCCGACATGAAACAAAAATGCCGACACTTCACAGCGTCGGCATTCCTTCTACATGATAAGCACCGCAAGCTAAAATGGCAAGTTAGTTTGCAGATCGATATTCGTTATTCCTTCCTCTTCACGATCCTTTCTTTCCTTTTCGGAATAAGGAGTATCTATTTCGAGATTGATGTTGTAATGTTCCTCTATGAGTTCATAATCGAAGCACATCGCTTGATCCCATTGCGATGTCTTTTGGAACGAGGCACCGGAAGTCCCTGCAACAGGGACTTCTTTTTGCACCTCTATACCTTTTTGAATGTTTTTGAAGCGCACAGAGTTCCTCATCCCTAAATATTCTTTTGAGTTCTCGAGATAGAACTTGAGTGATTCGGTAGGCAAAACCGTATCGCCGACTTGTTTGGCGGATTTCTTGTATAACATAAAGATTCTGTTCTTTCGCATCTGAAGAATAGGCCTCGGCCTTTTGAATTCCATTTGATCTCGGGTAATGTTCGTCTTCAGCTTATCCATATAATCTATACGGTAATCACTCTCTATGTATATTTCACCATTTTGCAGTAGGTAAGAGACCATATTCCAAAAGCCGGCCAACTCATTGTTGCTTTTGCATTCGTTGTTTTGTGTCTTGATACCTTCAACGGTGATATTGAAAACGTCCTTATAAGAAAAGGGAACGTCCAGGCTGCTCTCCAGTGTACGAAAAGCAGCTAATGGAATAACCCAGTTCCTTTGGATACGATCTTCAATCTGTTCGCCCCGGAGTGCTTCGTTGAGTTCCGACATACATTGTTTGTAATTGTTGTAATAGTCCGCTTCCATTTTGGCCCGATGTCGAAGCAGCTGTAAAGTCAAATGCGATAACCCCAGTTTACGCAATTCTTTCAGTTCATTGAACCGTTGTTTTTCCGAAGAGGAAAATTCCGTTTTATTGAACGTGAGGTAAATCAGTCGGGAAAACAGAGCGATATCCACCGTTGTCATTTCTTGTCCGGAGAGGATCACCCCGCAATCGACGGATGTTATTTCTCTCTTTTTATCCCGATCCATGTTCATGCGGGAACGCCCGGAGCCGTCCCATAGACCTTTTAGAAATTCCCGTTTGTCGATATCGATAGAGTTCTTATATTCGTCGATATGTACGAGAGCGTTTGCACATTGGGCAACCAAGTCGGCCATCGCTGCGATCGTTGCGTTCTGAATGTTCGGCGGTGTGTTCTCACTGATGAAGAAAGACATTAGCGAGTGTCCCAGTTCCGATTTACCGGAACCTTTCGGCCCGAAGAGGTTTAGAATGGGGAAGCTTTTCGTATAACCTACGATAATATCCCTGAAGAGTGTCGCAAGTAAGAAGCAAAGTCCGATTTTGGCATTATTACCGAATACTCCGATAAGTTTTTCGGCATATTGGCCAAGTGATATCGCAGAATAATTCAGATGTACGAACCTGCGTTCGAATTGGAAGAGTTTCACATCCTCCCGATAAATTTTGGAAGATGCCGGCAGATAAAAGTTCCCGGACTTCAATCTGACGATACCGTATTCGTCAACCGGATGCCAGTCCGTATCAAAAGCCCCATTGCCATAAGCAAAGAAACCTTTGCGTTGCCAACCCAGCTGTGTTATTTCGACGGCAGTCTCCGTCTGTTCATACAAGAACATCTTCAGCTTAGTCATTTCCCTCTCTGTGGCCAACCAAATATAATTTCCTAATCCCTCAACCTTTTGTTTGAATTTCGAGAGTGATACCAGGTCTTCCTGTTTCATTTCGATAATATCTTCCTGGTTGTTGACGTTCTTAATCCGGTACAATCTTTTAGGGTTTAATGAGTCCTTTATGTGAAACATCGGAATCATCACAAAATTAGACCATTGGAAATTTGTGCCTTTTTCCGTAATGGAGTAATACGCATTGCGATCTTCAAAAAAACCGTATTTGGAATAGAGGTCGCGGTCTATCTTCTTGCTGTCGTTCAATACCTTTTTAGCTTGAATCTCTTTGCGCGCCTGGTTCATGGCCGTAGTCCAAAGAGCTTTGTTCTTATAGATATCTTGCAACTTGGAAACATACATTTCTTCTTTGACGTCATCCTTGAGAGTAGCCACCATTGAACAAATCGTATTAATGGCCCTGCTCTTGTCGTCGGTCGTCTCACAATCGTCGAAGATGTATTTGGCATACCAGGTAATAAAGTCCTCTTCGTCCAGGTCGTTATAAATTTGTTTACCTGTTATGTATGACCCCGGGTCTTGCTTGCTGTTCCCTTTTCCCAAGGGGATTTCACGTACTGAAACTGAAAATCCGTTTCGAATGGCCAACAGTCCGTTGACCATCACTTTTTTGATCCCGGTACCGTATTTTTCACCGAGCTTGATTGCGTCCGCATCCGGAAGAAAACAAAGTTTTGTCGCATATCGTTTGAGCGATTCGAATTGTTGCGCCGTCCACGCCGATCCGAGCGATGCGATGGTGTTGCAGATTCCGACTTTCTGCATACTGATCACATCGGGAGCTCCCTCGACAAGATTGAATTTGTCTTGTCTGGTGGCTTCTCTGATTGCCGTTTCAATTCCGAAAACCGATTTGCTCTTCGAGTAGATATCGCTTTCGGCGGAATTCATATATTTGGCTGTACCTTCCACATTGGAAATGTCCCGTGCGGTAAAACCGATCACTCGATGAAACCTGTCCCGAATAGGAATCATCACCCTATTACGGTAAACATCGTACAGTTTCCCCTTGTCGCTCTTTTTGATAATGCCAAGTTCCAGCAGTAAGTCGGCAGACAGTCCGGCAGACTGTGCGAAGTTGATAAGCCCCTGCCATTCATCGAGAGCGAAGCCGATGCCCATATCTCGTACAAGCTCCTTACCCCAGCGACTTTCGGCATATTTGCGAGCGGTATCGCCGGTAGAGGAAAGAATATTCTTCGCATAATATTCGGCAACCTTCTGATTAACGATAAACAGAGACTCGCGCTTTTGCGTTTTAAGCCGTTGTTCTTCAGTTGGCTGTTCTTCCTCTACCGCAATGCCATATTTTGCGGCCAACCACTTGACCGCTTCCGGGAAAGAAAGGCTTTCGTGTTTCATCACGAATTTGATCACGTTACCACCTTCCGAACAAGCCCCGAAACAATGCCATGTGTTACGGGCGGGATCGACCTTGAAAGAAGGTGTCTTTTCTTGGTGAAAAGGACAGCATGCTTCGTAAAGCCGTCCCTTTCTTTTGAGGGTTACGAAACCGCTTACGACATCGACGATGTCGGAGCGGTTAAGAGCCTGTTCTATTACATTCTCGCTTATCATTGTAGTTCGTTTAAGACTATTAGGAGTCAGTCATTAAAAGGAATATCATAATCACGGTTTCGCTTGTTGTGAGTTCCCACATAGCAACAGCCGTATCCGTCCCAGTGCGCCTTTCTGGAAACGGTCTCATTGACCGACGCGCCCATACTCATTACTCGCCGAATAATTTGGATCGTACCTTTTACCAGTTTGACCTCATGTGATTTATCTGTAAAATAGATCTGTTGATAATACACGCTTGTCGGTCTTTTCTTTTCCCATTCGGAAACCGGGTGCAATTTTTGTATGTTATTCATAATTCTTCTTCTATAATGATCTTGTTATATATTTGAGCTCCCATGCTTTCGAATTGGCAACCTCTGGAATGTCCCCAACCGGAAGCTTTGTATATCCCGTCACATTTCAGCAATACTTTGATATCTTCACCCATTGCTTCCTCGTAGGAAATCTCGCTATCGATGGGGTTTATGTCAAAAGGGGTTATTACTTCGTGTCCCTCTTTGAGCAATTTTTCTTTGATTACATCGGCTTGTTGTTTTGCCGCTATTTTCTTTTCCATATCCGATGAACCTTTGCGGTCACGAATCGGTACGCTGACATATATCTTCATAATACAGATTTGAATGGGTAAAAATTAATTGAAAAGTTTTAATTGCCTTCTTTCGAAATCGAAGTCGTCCATTGTCAACTTGCGTAATTTTTGCAGTTTGGTTTCTGCATCGAATAAAACACTCTTTGCGTTCTTGAAATTTCCTTTTGCCTCTTCGACTATCGTTAATTGGCTGTCGATTTCTTTTTGTTTCTGCTCTACAAATATTGCTCTTGAAGTGAAGTGCACATATAGTGCGTGATAACATTCTATTCTAAATTTTCGGACACATTCCCGTGCTTCTTCTTTCACATTCCTGGGGTTGATGGTAAAGAGCCAGCCGAAGATAAATTCCGTAGGCAAGCAATACATTTCGTACTGTTTTCCATCGGCTCCAGTTGAGGTGCTCAGCATCCCAACTGAATTTAAGTCTTCATCATCTTGAATTTTCTGCCTTTGTACTTTTGCATCAATGCCTAATGCCTCGCATATCGGTTTGATAGCTACCATTTGTTCATCACTAGTGGAAACGATATCCACGTTGTTTACTCTTGCGATAATTTTTGTATTCATAGGTTATTGCTTGTTTTTATACCATGTCGCAATTTGTGCGATCGTTTTTAGTTTAAGTCTGAATTTGATTGATTGGATGTGGTTATATACTGTTCTGATCGAAAGGTGTAGTTCATTACTAATTTCTTCAGGTGACATATAACCTAATAATTTGGCGACTTCAAATTCCCGATCCGAGAGAACGGTATGAAGTTTCGGCATACAAATGATGCCTTCGTCCGGGCATTCGCCTCGGAGTGGGCAGTTCACTTGTTCCAAGTGCCATCCGCCGTTCGCATCGATATCTTTTTGAAGCGTGTCATAGCTGCCGAAGTTGCATCGACAAAAACGGTGAACCATTCTGAACTCATAATATTTTTTATTCCTTGAAGATTTCGAATAAATTTCGCTTAGCTTTTTAAAAGCATCGGGATATAAATTATGAATGTTGCCTAGCATGGGTTGAATGATGTTGCACTTGTTTTCATCTAATATGAACATAGCGTCATTCTCGGGTTTGACACAAACTCTTCCATCAGGAGTATTATAAAGCTCAATTGCCCTTTGCATCTTCTTCTACTATTTGTTTTAGGGCACTCTCTTGAAGTTTATTCCAATTCCTCTTACGCATTTTATCATAGAATGTCATAAACTGTATGTCCAAAGTGTTTATCACTTTCTCTCTGAAGGCTCGTTTTTTTTCGTTGGTATCAAGACTATTATAATAGTCATTAATACTCAATTCAGTTTTTTTTGCTTGTTTTTTTGCTTCCATAACAATAATAATTATTAAATTTATGAAGCAAACGTACAATAAAATAGCGGATATTCGTTATTATTATAACGAATATTTTGTGTTAAACTTTAATAAAATAACGACTCGTATGTATAATGGGCAGGTTATCAAGTCTTTAATAAAAGACAGAAAATTGAAAAGTAACGACCTAATTAACTATTTAGGAGTGAAAACTAATTCGCTTAGTCAGCTTACTAATGGTAATCCGACCGTTGCGCGTCTTGAAAAAGTTGCAGACTTTTTTGGTGTGTCTATGGACATTTTTTTTCTACGAAATATTCACTTTGGGCATAGTTCAAATGCAATTAATGGTAACGGTAATGTTATGGGGGATTGTAACAATTCCTCGCGCGAACAAGAACTTTCTTCCCAAATAGAGTCTCTTAAACTACTACTAGAAGAGAAAGATAAACGAATCGAAACTTTAGAAGAAATGGTTAAACTACTTAAAAGATAGATATTTATATGAGTTAAAACTCATACATATATAAGGCATTCATAATTTTAAATGAACAAAATGTATAAGACGTATTTGATTAATGATCAGTTATAAAAAAGTGCGCCCTGTCTGTATTATATAGTTGCATCGTTCAAGTCTCCGCAACAAAATAGGGCGTAAATAACTAAAAGGTAGTTGTTTACGCTTCTTCGTCTAAAGCAAGTCGGACGAATTTCGGACGAAATATTTTAATTGTTCTATTCTCTTTCTCTCTAACTAATCGAATCTTGTTCTATTTATTTTTGTTGTGTCCCAGCAATGAGATTGTTTGCTCTTGCAATTTATACGTTTAGAACTTTTAGAAGGCAAAAGATGGCTGCCATTCCCTATAGAGCTGGATACTCATATATTTATGCTAAGGCACAAAAATGAAAGGAAAGGCAGCCGTCATAAATTAAGGTATAAGAGAACCTTAGACTATGTTTTAAACTGTAACAATACTCCATATGATCTTTGCGGTGTATTTATCTAAAGCTGATGTCAAAAGGTTCTTTGGACCGGCAAAGGAAAGAGGAGCAAAATTACATAGAGATCTTATTTGTCTCCATTAACTCTGAATCCCTGATGAATCTCTTCATCATTCTTCACGTCTTTGTAAAGTAACCAACGATATACATTTTGATTACTTGTAGTAACGACATAAGCCTGTACAAATTTCCAATCTAGTCTTCCCATGAAATTCATAGCATCAACCATCGAATTGAAATCTAGCGGTTTTCCATTGTCATCGACTAAGACTCCTTTATTGCCAGTCCAAAGTGAAGATTTTTGACCAAAATCAAGGTTTACTATTACTTTGCTGCTGAACAACTTACCTGTACCTACTAATTCACAATAAACTCGATAAGTACCGTCTTTTTGTTCAGGTTGTTGAGCAAAAGAATTGATTGAACACATGATGCAAAGCATCATCACAAATAAAACTTTTTTCATAATGTAAATTTATTGTTTAGTGCCCCAAAGGTAATAAATATAAGTATATAATGATATAAATTGCCGAAACAATTTTACAATAAATATTTTAAGAAAATTGCAATTTTGGTTTTTATATGTCATGCGACTTCCTTACCAGATTTATGATAAGAAGAAAGAGCGTGAATAACTTATTTAGTTTTCACGCTCTTTCTTTTTGTAGTATCCTGATATTAATCTTTTCCTGAATAAATTTCGGAGTTTGAACTGGTGCGTGTCGTAATGGATTTGCCTTTGGAAGGTTTTAAATAGACATGTTTGATTTTTGTTAAATCTATCTCCGATGCATCGTCGTTATCGTTGTTTCCTATTAAATATAAATTTTCAATGTTGTATTTGGTGGCATTGATTAATTTGCTGTTGTCTACAAGTAGTTGTAAAGACTTTATTTTAGAATCGGGAATTTGTATACTTCCTCCTGTTGCTATGTCGAACTTGTCGATTGTGCATGTTTGGATTGTGATATTTGAATACGAATTTCCACTTCCCTTTATGGAGCATTGGTTTAGTTTTAACCCCTTAAACGTAATGTCGCTGATACATCTGCTTGATATTAAATCGAAGCTTTTGGTTGATTGTCCAATCGAAAATACCAACTTAGGAAAGTTGTTGTGTAACTCTTCTAGCTTTTTTTCGTCTTTGGGAAGTGATAAAATTAAAGTGTCTCCCTTCTGTACTGCCTTTATCCAATCTTTGGGGTATGCTATTTTAGTTGTGTTGCTATTGTTGGCTGACACGATTTCCAGATTGTAGTAACTTCGATGATTGTTGCTATTGCCGTCGTCTATTTTAAGCACTTTGACATTGTTTACATTCATCGTTGTGAATTTAGCAGAGATGGAGGTGATGCTCTTTTCGAAATATTTGAAGTATATCATGACGCCAATGCTGAACACAAAGGCGGTGATAAACATACCTATTACCCAATATGTGGTTTTTTTCAT